TCCTGATATTACATATCATCCACCACCAGCTATACGTGACGGTGAAACTTTAGGTGAGCGTGAGCAAGCAGCAGAATTACCTCTTGTATTTATTCCAACTGTTCAAGAGATTATTTACCTAAAGGATGCTGTTAAGGACACGGCTGGAATCTTAGATGAACAATTGAATGATATAGAATTATCTCTTGCTCACTTCTCAATTAATATATCTGAGTTAGATCTTACAGACGAAGATCTAACTTACCTACAAGGAATTAGTTCTCTAACCATACAAGACCTAAAGAATTATTATCTTACTAGAACACAACCACTATCTCAAACCATAGTAAATACTTTCCAAAAAGGGGCTTCTGACATTACAGGCAATATAGATGCTGAGATATATGCAGATCTATTTGGCATACGAAATATAGAACTATATGTATATGCAAATGCAGTAAGTGGAATCATTACTCTTTTACAAAGCGATCTATTAAGCAATACAAATGATTTAGATAGATACCATAGTACTCAATTACCTCCAGGCATAGCCGACTATGTAAACGTAATGCGCGATGGTATGGATAAGCTAGCTATAGCAATATCTAATTACATAGCCCTTCGTAAGAAGGCGGTAGTAAGACAACAGATTGCTAATATGACTACTCCTATATTACAATCAATTAAAGATAGTCCTAAGTCAATCTCAAGTTTTATACAAGGTATTAGTCAACTTATGGGTATAATCACATTAGCTAATGATATTAAGCGCTCAAGTGAACCAATAGGGGACAGCAATATTCAAAGAGTAGTTGGTACAGTAGGTAATCTAGAGATAGATCCTAAGATGGCTCTCGGGATATCTTTTTTGGGTGATAAGATAAAGAAACCTGGCGCATCTTTCTTAACAGACTTATTGAATTTAGCTCCACCTAACCAAGATTTTAATATGATGGCTTCTCAAATTACTTCATCAGCCAGAGTAGTACATCAATACCAAACAGAGAAAATGATAAATATGGCTAGGTTATTTGCTCTTAAAAATCAATTATTTGACAATCGCTATGATTTCCTGCATGATAAGGATAGTAAAAGATTAATGCATGGAGCTTTAGATTCTATTAATACTAAACTTAAGGGTTTAAAAAATAAAGATTTCAACATGTCTAATACAGTTAAAGACATATTATCTTCATTTGGCAATAAGTTATTTGGTGAACAAAAAAGAGTATTTCAGTCTAGTCCTTTTCCACGGCTTATGGATTAACTATCTAGAAACTACTTTAAAAGGAGTTACTATGACAATGTCAGCGCCATCACCTAACTCTCTACCATTCCTAAATACAATTTATGATGCAAATAAATTCTATGGCGACCTAAGAAGCCAAGTCAATAATCACATATTTGGACAAAACAATGCAATAGATGTTGTTCTACAGACCTTTAAAAGATATTTAGTTGGATTAAACGAACCCAACAAACCCATAGGTGCTTTTTTATTTGTTGGTCCTACAGGTTCAGGCAAGTCACAAACTGCAAAGGTATTAGCGGAACATGCATTTGGAAAAGAAGGACTTATTAAAATAGACTGTTCTGAATATGCTCAAGAATTTATGGCTACTAGATTAATAGGTGCTCCTCCTGGCTATATTGGACACGAAAATGGTTCAGTATTAATACGTATGATGCAACAACGTAAGGATAAGGGTACTATAATTCTCTTTGATGAAGTAGAAAAAGCACACCCTACTTTCTTTGATTTATTTCTTCAGATACTAGATGAAGCTGTTCTTACAGATGGTTCGGGCACCCAAGCAGACTTCTCTAAATCAATAATAATTATGACATCCAATATTGGCTCTAAAAACTATAGCAACAATCAAACACTTGGATTTAGAAACAATAATCGCATAGTTGATATAGAGAAATCAGTTAATAAAGAAATAAAGGCATTACTTAGACCAGAACTAATTAATAGACTAACAGCTATGCTTTATTTTAAACCATTAACTGAAGTGGAGATCAAACTTATATTAGGCAAGTATTTTAAAGAACTAAATAAAAAACTTCAACGACTAGAGATTAAACTAGAACCTAGTGATGAAGTTATAGAACATCTAATTAAAATAGGATTTAATCCAGAATATAATGCAAGAGAATTGTATCGAGTATTTACTAGATACATAATTAACCCTATGTCAGATATTATTCTGGCTGGAGATCTTAAAAGTGATAGTCTAGTATTAATAAAATTATCACCTTCAACCATAGGATCTTCTCCTAAATTGCTATTAAAACGGATAGGTTCATACCCATTATTAGATGATGGGGAAGAAGAGGTATAATCTTACATGGTTCCGAAAATTAAAAACATAAAGGACATTCTTTCAACCAATTCCAGTACACCATCACAATTAGAACAAGCTTATGCTAATCCAACTGCTTTTTTAGGCGGATTACAGCAAGCCTTCTTTTTAACAGCTAGAGGTCATGGTACGGGTAAGGGAACACGTACGGTAGTTGATCGCCCATTCTTAGATATGCGTCAGATAATGATGTCATACTATAATGACAGCTATGTCCGCCAGTCGGTTTCCAAATTTGTTAATCTTATGTTTAAGGCTGGTTGGAGTTTGAAGGGTAAGGATACCAAGATAGTTGACTACTTACGTATAAGATTGATGATGTTAGCTGATGCCACCAAAGAACCAACAGATATATTCCTACATCGTATAGCTAAAGACGTGGTATTGTATGGTAATGTATTTATAGTTAAACAACGAGCAGAATACTCAAGCATGCCTAAGCGCATTCCTATTTCACCAACAAACGATGAGAAGTTTCCAATAGCAGGATATTTCATAGCTCATCCTGCAACAGTAGCTCCTATTAAAGATGACCGTGGGAAGATTATATCATATCTTCAAAGTAGACATGGATATCAATTTGGTAGAGTATTAGGGTCAACTAAAGAAAATGTAGCTCACTTCCATCCTAAGGATGTTATACACATTAAAGCAGATCCAGAAGATGGATTTACATGGGGTAATAGTCATCTCATACCTGTTATGGAAGATATAAAATTACTTCGTGAAATAGAAGAGAACGTTGCTAGATTGATATATCGTTATACTTATCCATTTACGCAAATCAAAGTGGGACTACCCAATGATCCAACACTATTTGCATCTGAAGAAGAAGTACTTGATATGAAGAATCGATTAGATCAAGCTCCATCGGATGCAACATGGGTAACTAATGAGCGCACAGATATTAAGGTAGTTGGAGTACAAGGTGAGGCACTAGATGTTGAACCCTACCTAAAATACTTTAGGGAACGGGTCTTCACAGGATTGGGTGTTTCAGGCGTTCAAATGGGCCTAGGAGAAACAGTTAATCGTAGTACATCAGATACCCTTACCACAGAAATGCATGATCAGGTAAAGTCATATCAGAAGCTTATAGAGACATATATAACCCACTTCGTATTTAGAGAGCTTCTCGAAGAAGGCGGTTATTCTTTCTATGTAGATCCAGTAAATAATATGGTAGCATTATCATTTGAAGAAATAGAGACAGACCTACTTGTTAAACTCCAAAATCACACAATATATAAATACGAACACGATGCGATAGACGAAGATGAAATGCGCCAAGCTATAGGTATGGATCCAATCAAAGAAGATGAAAGACATAAGATGCGAACATATAAAGTTAAGATACCTCAGTTGGTTGCAGAGGGACTAGCTAGGTCTGGATATGGCGGAGAAGACATAGAAGCTTCATTAGTAGTCTTAGGTGATCAACAAATAGGTAAGGCCAAAGCTGGTACGCCAGCTACTAATAATAAAAATCAACCTCAAAATCAACACGGTGTTCGTCTTGGTCCTAAGATAAAGAAAGAATTAAAAGAAAGTGATACGGTAGATGGATTTGATAGAATCATAGGTGGAATAGAAAAGATATCACAAGAGATGTCTCATAATATACGCAATGCAATTACGGTGGGAGCACCCATCACAGCTCATCTATCAGCACACATAAGTAAGGAGAAATTACAAGCTCATATTAAATATTTTGCCAATGAATCATTCCATCTAGGATCTCATAGAGATATGTCTACTAAAGAGAGTATGAGGATGAATTCCTACATACGTGATGTTCTTGCTGCATTCTTCGATGAGATTGATAGTGCTATTCCAAAACACAGAGGGCTTTCTTCTGAAAGCCTAGATAAGTATATAGATAAACATATACGTATAGAAGCTAAATCTAAGTACTTAATAGATATAGTTAAACGCAGTTACTACTATGGTATAGTGCTTAGATCGCGAGAGTTGGGTTTGAGAATCAATACACTACAAAACAATGAGTGTAGTGTATGTAGTACCCTAGCTAATAAGGACTTGACTTTAGTAAGCTATGGTGAATTATTTAATAATTTACCACCGTTTCATCGTGCGTGTAAATGCGCAGTAGAAATTAACTAAGAGAGGTCATATATGAAACATAAGCTATTTCGTATATATGAAAGATTTCAGGTGGCATTACCTGAACGCTATATTAAGATATATGAGGCAACCCAGTCATCGTCTATGTTACTAGAAGCTTCAGATGAAGGTTCGCTTGGTGGTATGATGCCAGCAACTTCTAGTATGAAAGGTAGTGAGGGGCTGCGCCCCGAAATAGAAGCCATTCATAGTGATAAGATTACGCGTAATTATACATACTACCCATTAGAAAAGGTTATGGGAGATAAGAAAAAGAAGAGTGGCTTATACTCAGCTACACATCCCGTACCCAAACCTATTCTTCGTAATCATGATATAGATAGTGAACCTCTTGGTAGAATTGAACAGGCATATATGGGAGATGGAGATAAAAAGGGTAAGAACGCTCCCATGATGATAGTACCCAGAATTACAGACCCAGGAGCAATACAGAAAATATTAGATGGCCGATACCTGACAGTATCTATTGGTGCAGATACGAACGAAGCTAGGTGTTCTATATGTGAAGCCAATATAGCTAGCGATGAAGCTTGTGATCATATGCGTGGTTATTTCTACAATGCAAAAGGCGAAGCCGTAGGTCCTGACGATCCTCGTGGTAAGATGATGTATAGACGCATAGGCGACTTTTATATAGCAGAAGTTTCATTTGTTAATATACCCAGTGATGACACAGCTAAAGTGCGTCATCCTAATCTAGATGCTGTAATGAAAGAATATTACAAGGAAGATAGGTTATTGTCATTACGCTTAAGTGAAGCCTATTATAAGGAGGATCATCCTATGGAAGCATTAGATAGGTATGTAACATACCTTGGCGATCAAGAAGGTGCGTCTTATTTGTGGAGTGCAGTAAACTTGGAGTTGTTAGATAGAGATGATTATGTTGATGCCTCAGACGAATCCGAGGAGGCAGAATAATTATGTTATTTACCGAACAGCAACTTATAGAATTATTAGAACGGTTAAGTAATGAGACTACAGCAACATTGGTTAGTCTTAAACAAGCTTTAGTTAGTCAATTCCCCAATCTCAATGAGGCCGTATGGGATCGTAAATATATAAACAATTTACCTGATGCTGCTTTTGCAGCCATATTACCTGGTGGTAAGAAAGATAAGGAAGGTAAAATGGTTCCTCGCAGCTTACGTAAACTACCCCATCACACAGCAAAAGTAAGTAGTCCAGATGATAATAGCAGTGTGGATTTACCGCACCTTCGTAATGCGCTTGTCCGCGCTAATCAACCAAAGACAGATTTAGGAGATAAGAAGGGTTCAGCATTGTCTCATCTTAAGAAACATGCCAAGGCACTTCTATCTTCTTATAAAGAAACTATAGAAAAGAGTGATTTAGAGGTGAAAGAGATAAGTGCAGTTGTAGCCGATTACATAACAAAAGAAGACATGAAAGCATATAGTGATGCATTAACTTCTATTAGTAAATCAATATGTGCACTTCAAGATGATATTGTAAGTATGAAAAAAGAACAAGCTATTGTATCTGAGATAGCTTCTACAGAAAAAACAAAAGAAGAAGTAGTGGTTACTAAGAACAGCGATATTGATAAAACCATAGAAGATACCAAACAATTTTATAAACAATTAGAATTAGATTTTAGTGAGTTACAGAAAGAAAATCAAGCTCTCATCGAGGAAATAGAGCAGTTAAAAACAGAACGTGATGAACTTAAGGCATCTGTTCACCACGGTATAGCCGAGCAAGTTGTAGAACTAAAGCTAGAACTCAACAAGCTATTACCTGAGGAGAGAGAACAATCTCTTGAAGAACACCTTACTCGCGAAGCCTCTTCATTAGTAGATGCACTTAATGACTTAAAGAATGAGAAGGCAGAACTTAATAAGAAAGTTGTGCTACCAGAGGTTAAGGATCCAACATTAAGCGCAGATACGGATAACGAATTGACAGCTAATGCAATGGCTGCTTCAGAAGCTAAGTTACCAGAACTTAGTGGAGATGTACTAGATCGAGCCAAACAGGGTTGTAAGGAAGATCTAGAACAAGTAAAGTGGTTCTTAGGACAATTTGAAAACCGCTCCAAACGTAGCTAGTATGCAGCAACGAATGTGCCTAGAACAAAATTTTAGGAGGAATAATAAATGGGTTTAATTGGTGGTAATTTTCCAGTAGGGGAAACTTTTCTAAATCCCCGCACACAGAACAAATTAGTTATTGGTGAAGGTGTTTCTTTAGGAAGTGGATTCGTAACAGATCCAACATTACCAGTAATATTAGAATTTCCGTTCGCAGGTACTTTCTTCAGACCTGAGCGTATCGTAATTACAAAGGGTCGCATAGTTGCAGTAAGAGATCCTGGTCCTGTTGCTCCCGATCCTGACACAGGATATCCAAGAACGGTTGTTACATTAGCTAATGGAGCCAATAAACCATTAGGTATTGCTCAAACCAACTACTTTCAAGTGGTTCCTGGACGGTTCCGTGGGAACTTCCCTTCAATACTAAGGAGAGCTCACATTGAAATACCTTACATACCAGATGTTGCTTTAGCATCAGAAATGGCATGGGCATGCGCAACTCGTGAGTCTAGTGCAGATCCCAACTTAGTACAAGGTGATTGGGTAAAGTCAGATACAGTCGGTCACTTCGTAAAATGGGTATCTGGCGTAGATGCAATAGAACAAAGAATGGGTCAAGTTACGGGTTTAGATACACAAAAACCATTGGAAGGTTGGTTGCAATGGGTTATGTGGGAAAGCGTACAGACCATCAACGAAAAGAATGCATTCGATCCATCAAACTGGGCTTACAATGTCTACGACATAAACCAACCACTACCGCCTTCACCTGGATTAACAGGATTGCAAGGGCACACAGATCCTTCATATAATACTTATCCGTTGCCGTTCCCCTTCGATCCTCTCTATGGATTCCCAGAACAGCTTCGTGCTGCAAATGGTATCCCTGGATTAACCGACGGTGTAATGTCTCAGAAAGAAGTATATGAAGTCGATCTTACTACATCAGTTGGTGTATATCCTGGAGATGGTTTAGCATCAGCAGATAATCTATATGTAGATGGTGGTCTTGGTACGGTTAAACTTACTCATGATCGTCTTGCTCGTCACCTGGACATTCTTAATCCAATATTAAAGATGTCTGAAATACAAGTATACGAAGACGGTGTACAGTTAAGAGAAAATGATCGCTATACAGTTCAAAGATATAAAGGTAAAATATTAATTGCTGGTGCTAGTTCCATTAAAACCTACCACGTAAAATATACCTCTCTCAAACAAGTAGTCGCAGGTATACCTACAAATATAGACTTTAAAGGATCTATTGGTGCAATAAGAATAATAGTAAATGCTCTGTAAGATAAGGAAGAGGCGAGTTAATCGCTCGCCTCTTCTTCTAAGTTAATACGAGAGCGTCATCTCGAAGGAGGAAGAATAATAGATGTCTAGGATTGATAGTCTAAAACTAGAGGAAAAGTATGAGATCGTAAAAGCTCACCTCGAAATGCGGTCTCGTAATACTCTTAATCCATCAAGCAGATATACAATAAACGAAGTTTTAACTTCAACTGATGCTGCAGTAATAGTTCCCAATATAGTTATTGGTGCTATCCGTGAAGCAATGGAACCCCTTTACGTACTCGGGTCTATGCTTCCTGAGATTACATTAGAGAAAGGTGTATCTATAGAGTTCCCCTCTATTGGTGTATTACGGGCACATTTTGTAGATGAACTTGGAGAATATAGGCAAGACTATCTTGATATTCAACGTCATCGTCAAAGTCTCGATGTGAGAGTGCGTAAGTTTGGTCTTATGATTGAACTCTCTGACGAGTTAATTGAAGATGCTCAGTGGGATGTTGTGGGTCTTCATATGAAAGCTGCAGGTCAAGCTATGGCTCGGTTTAAAGAAGAGTGGTTATTCCACGAATTTAATAAATTCGGTCATGTTGTATTTGACAACAGCTTACCTGGAACGGATGCTCATACTACAGGTGTAGGTCCAACAGGTTCACCCAATAATACCTTGAGCCCATTTGATTTTATTGATATGTACTATGCAATGCATGCAAATGGTTTTATACCCACCACACTACTTATTCATCCATTAGCATGGTCTGTATTTGCCAAAAACGAAATACTTGGCTCTCTTGGACAGCAAATTGTTCATGTTACACAGAATCTTGCTAAGCCCATCAGAGATCTGAAACTACCATCAGTAGGTGCTAACCAGTTACCTACTGCTTTTGCAAGAGCTAATGATGGTGCAGAAGTTATCTCTAGAAACTTACCATTACCTCTAGAAGTCATCCCTACACCTTTTGCGCCTATCGACCTAATCAATAAAACATTCGATATGTATTTAATTGATCGCAATGCAGTTGGATGTTGGGTAGTTAAATCCGATATGGAAATTGAAGAATTCAAAGATCCTCGCAAGGATGTTCAGTCTATGCGTATTCGTGAACGGAGAGCTCCTGGTATATTCAATGAAGGTCGTGCAATATCTGTTGCTAAGAATATATCCCTACAACCTTCTTACAATCCTGCTCTTCTCGTCAAAACGATATAATTAGTTTAACAAGTATAATTAAGAAGCAAAAGAAGAACAGGGCTGCTCCAGCCCTGTTCTTCTTGTTTATATCGCTATTATTTCTTAGTAGGAAACAAGATATATGTTAGCTGGCTGCTACCTAAGTAAATTACAACTTCTTGGAGGATATAATTTTTATGAAGGTAGCACTACATCCATATAATCCGTCAGCAGCTTCTTATTTTGATACATTAACGCAAACAAACCTATCTCTTGGTTCACCTGTATCATCCGATCTTAACGATCAAATGGATTTAAGCGGTATTAAGGTAGCTATAAATACAGGAGTATTAGTAGTTATTGAAGGTAAAATAGATGGTATTAAACCACCCAATGTAATTCCAACACGCTGCAGGTGGAGTGATGAAGCTAAACAGAAACATGATATGGATAAAATTATGAAGAAGTGGAATGATACGATCAGTAGGCTTTCAGCTAAGGCTGAAGCAACAACAGCTTAACTAGGAGGGCAAGCAATATGCCTCATATTCCCTTAACAGTAGCATTAAATGAAGATGCACCTAAGCATATTCGATATGCCCATTATTGGGACCCTATTACAGGGACTAATCTAAGTCATTTAAACCCCATATCTGGAGATCTACGCGGTAAGGATCTTACCAATATTGCTAAAGCTATCTTAGATGGTATTATTGTCAAGGTTACAGGTGAGATGACATTAGAGTTTGGTGGAGAAACTAGAGTACGTACAGAGCGTATTATAGATACAGATGTAAATGGTTCTTCATCAGTTCAAAGTGCTGTGGTAAGTGTAGGAGATGTAAACAAGGTAGTAGGTTATGTAGTAACAACAGGTAACTTTTCTATTCAGTTAGAACTCTCGCCAGATGGCGAGGAATGGTATGTATATGACACAGTAAGTGTTAACAATAACAGGGCTATCATAGGTTTTGATATGCCATCTCTTTATATACGAATTACATGCGCTAATGCTGATGTAACAACAAAACACGCATTAGTTACATTACACGTAAGGATATAATAGGAGCGTGAAATAAATGGCTAAAGAAATAACAGTTGGTGGTCAACAAGGCGGAGCCGATAATACCATCACTACTTATCAGGACTTAGGTACGTACGTTAGATTAGATAGGATGGAAGCGCTCCTCGGTAAAACTATAGAGGCTGTAGACGCTCTCACCAAACAAACAAGTTATTCTATAGATAGTATGAAGAGTACTATGATAGATATAGTTAAGAATACATTGCAATCTATGAATATAACTATGGTATCCAAATTAGATGAAATTCATAATTCCCTTGTAGACATTGCAGGATCTATGTTTGCTCAAGAACAAGAGATGGTTCATAAATTAAATGCTATGATGGGTTGTCTTACGGCGCTTCAAAGCCTTAGTACTTCCATCGTTGGTAAGGACAACAAGGATATAATAGTACCATTAACAACGATGGTATCTAAGATAGATTCTATGATGGAGTTACAAAAACAATTAATAGGTGCTACTAATCAACTAGCCTCTAATACAGTAACCTCAATTAATTCAGTGGCTAATGTTATTGCTCAGTCGGAAGATAAAGCTGCTACAAGTATGATAACAGAACTTAAAGCACTGAAGGATACCGTAGTATCTATAAATACTACTATGAAGGAAGCCTACCGTTTAAAATAATAATATACAACATAGGATTATTACTATGGCAGATGAAGAAATAATATTGGGAGGCCAACATCTTGTTGGCCAAGCTTTTTTAAATGACGAACGCGAAGAACTAGTATTTGATGATGATATTAAAACCAAGCTTCAAACCATCATAGATCTCTTAGAAGATTTACCTATTAATATTGATTTAGACGAATTAAATATTAATACAGACGAGTTAGAACTTAAGTTAGATGATATCATTGCCTTATTAACCACAATCAGAAACAATGCTGATGAGGTGGAAGATAAGTTAGACACCATAGATCTAACTCTTACAAATGGTACCGCAGAAGTTAAGATAACAAACGGAGTTGATACGGTAGGTATATCAACCATAGGTACAGATAAAGCTCTAAAGGTTGATATCGTAGGCGGAACACTAACAGGTCAAATAGACGAAACATCATTTGCAGAAGGCGTAGATGAATTCATACCTATTGGTGGCATACTCAACGATACAATTGCTAGTGATCCTACTGAAGATCAAGCAGCAGCAGCCCGTATAACGCCCAAGCGTGCCATACACACTAATCTCAGAGATAATGATGGTAATGAACTAGGCATAGACAGTAATCCTCTTATAGTTAATATAGAGCAAGCGTCACCAGGTTTAAGCGGCACTATCCTAACAACAGATATAACCATAGGTATGATTGCGTCTCTTCTTCCCTCATCCGTATTGATTGATAGGAAAACAATAATGGTACAGAACAAATCTACATCTACGGCTATTTATGTAGGTGGAAGTGGTGTTACTACAACCAACGGATTTAGGATAGGTCCTAGGGATAGCTGGTCAATGGATATCGGATCTGCTAGTCTGTATGGTATATCTACTTCTGCTAGCATTCCAGCTGTTATAATGGAAGTTTCTTAGTTGTAATTAATGTAGTTATAAGGGAGATGATGTGATATGTCAGGATTTATTACCAATCATGATGTTGAGGTAATAGCAGAGTTACCTGCTGGTAGTCAGATTATAGGTGAGGTTGGACTAGATACTAGTGCTAATACTATTAAAATAGATCCAGCCAATAACACAGTTACATTTGGTGGATATAGTGGTAGTATGCAGACTACTGCAGTTACGGTTGGAACATCAGCGGTTGCACTGCCTGCATCTACTTTAACTGATAGAAAAACTATATTCTTACAAAATAACAGTAATACTACCATATATCTTGGTGGTAGTGCGGTTACCACTGCCGATGGTATTAAAGTACTTAAGGGAGATTCTTTCTCTATAGATATAGGTAGTGTTGTATTATATGCTATCGCAGGAAGTGCTGGTAATGAAGTCAGAGTTATGGAAATATCATAAACTTAATATTATAGGATAGTATGGGAATAAATTCATTTAATGATGGTGCTGCAGACCAGGGAAGTCCAACTTCCCTGGCTAATGCCTGGCCTGTTGTGGTTACAGATGGTACCAATACAGTAGGTGTAACGGACAACAACTTAAATGTTACCTTAGGTAATAATCCCAAGGTTGGCATTACTGATTATGTATTTAGCTATGATAATATAGTTAGTACATTTGGTGAGATTAAAACAGCTAGCACAATAAAACTAGCGGGTGGTAATTTTTCAGTCACTCCTCTTGATGTTGGAATATGGTTATCTTCACTGGTTAATGGAGGTTCTCAAACAGTATCAGGTGGTGAGCTTGTTTGTCATACAGGAACTACTGCCAATGGTTCTGTCTCTATTTATTCGCAAGATATAGGTATTTTTTCCTCTGGTTCAGCTAATATTTATATAGCAGGGGTAAGACTACCAGATATAGGAACAACCAATAATAGGCGTAGGTGGGGAGTATTCTCAAGCGATTTAGCCGATGCAGCCTACTATGAGATAAATGGAACAACGGTTAATATTGGCATAAGAAAAGGTAGTTCGGATACGGTTGTTAGTAGTTTTAATGGAGGTAATTCTTTTGTATTAGATATTAATTATCACTTATATGAGATATACTATACACAAGGTGCTATAATATTTCTTCAAGATAAAAAGTTAATACATAAAGTTACTCCTACTACTACTACATTAACCTCAACATTAACGTTTTTAGTTAGGTTTGAAAATACGAATCTTAATTCAAGTACTATCGATGTTCACCTATATGCTCGTAGTGGTATGATATTACGACTAGGAGCATCCAATGATGCCGATCTTAACACCACTAACTCTCTTCTGACAGAGGGGATGCTTACTTTTTCTAGTGAGTTCACTTCAGGAGCAGGTGGAATTGTTCCATCTCAAACAATTATAACTCCCACTTCAGGTAAAAAAATTAGTATTAAGAACATAGTAATAAATATAGAGTCTAATGGAACGGTAGAAGTAGACTTCTTAACTTCTGCTATAAAAGTATATAGAATATATAGTGGTGGTAATAATTTTAATCAGTCTGGCGTTATGCATATTGAGGGTGCTCCAAACGAAGTGCTTTCACTTAGTGCTTACGGTATGGGCGCTAATAAGAAACTGTTTATTCTTGTAGCTTATGATTTGGAGTAATAGAATAAAATGCAGATAAATCATATAACCTATAGTTTATTTAAGGAAATTAATAACTCTCTTAATTTACAAGTAGGTTATGTCGAGTATAGTAATTATTACGATATTTGTGTAGTAGATCGTAATAAAGATATTGTTTATTTAACTAGGGCTCTTAAAGATCAGGGTGTTGATAATATAGATTTTGATACCAATCTAAGGCCATCTGCAACATCCTCTAATATATTAGAGGATTTTATTACTGCTCAATTAGTACTTAATAGACCTTTTTATAGAGATTTTCCAACAGTTGTTCCTATTTCCGAATTATTTGAAAAAATAGAATTAACTACAGGAGAAATTAGTTTAGAAAGCGGTAAAACTCATCAAATAGATTTCATACCTGATAATGGTGTTAAATGGAATTTACACAGTCTACAACTGAATACAGAGTATAGGGGTAATATTAAATTAATACATGATCCCGTTGGTGATAATATATTGATTGTTAAAATATCACATAGTGATGCTGGTTTTACCGAAGCACATATAGATCATGAAATGTTAGGAGACGGTGTAATACCTATTAGAGTAATACTAACTTCATTACAAAATAGTAATACATTAAGTGCGTGGATCAGGGGAGTAATCAAATAATGATGCAAGAGTTATTTGTAAAATATACGCAACTAAAATACCTATCCCTACTTTTAGATCTGAAGATAGGATATATAGATTTAGTTGATACCTATAGTTTAATGGTTGTAGATGTACTATCTAATAATATATATAAAATAAATCTTACTAAACCCAACAATGGGATTGTCATAGATCAGTTACAATTAGATAGTTATAATGATTTTATTAATAATATACTACCTACGGCTATGTTATGTGAAAGTATTGATGACTGTATTGCAAATGCGATTTATGATTATCAGTCTTACTCTCACACAGGCATGCTGACTAATATTAATGATATGGTTTCGATTCGAACAAGTAAAAGAAGAAATGTGGTTTTTCAATTAATACATACCGCATTCACGGGGACAATAATATTTGAAGCTACTGTTGATAATAGTGGGGTGTGGACTCCTATATTCGGATATGTGGCTGGTACAGGTCAGTCTTCAACCACATTTATCAATCCAACATCTGGTTCTGTATTTAGATGTACTGTAGCGGGATTTACCCAAGTTAGGATAAGATTATTAGGTGTGGGGTCTGGCTCTACTAATATTGTCACATCAGTAACCAATGAAACCAGCGGTGTGTTTCTCAATTTTCCATTGCCTATAGGAAATAACACAATAGGTAGTATTAATCAAGCAGGTACTTGGAATATTACAGACATTACAGGTACGGTGTCTTTGCCTACAGGTGCTTCTACAGAAACAACATTGTTGGCAGCCAACAATAATCTCGACGAAATAGCTTTGAATACAGATAAATTGGATGTTGATTTATCAACACGTCTATCAGAAGTGGATTTTGATAATAGAATTGGTGAGGTTCAATTAAATCCAACAGATTATACTGTATTAGGAAGACTAAAGGATATAGTAGATAGGCTTGGAGATATTACGGTAGTTTCTAGTGGAGATGTCTGGCAAGTTATGTCTTCGCAATCAAAAGCTTTTATTACAACTACTTCTGTTGTAATTCCAAGCCAAACAGCTCCAATATTTCTATTGAAAAATCCAAGTACAGATAAGATAATGAGGGTTAAATCTATACATATTACTTCAACAGATGAAGAAAATATTATTTTCATATATAAGAACGGAACTATTACATCCAATGGAACATATGTTGCAATTAATAACTTGAAAGATCTTGCTATCTCTTCTAGTATGTTGGTTTATCGTACTCCTACTACTTCTAGTTATGGCACCAAACTAATTGAATCAGTCAACTCTGATGAAGAATTTTTTGTATTTAATTTTGAATTAGCCCTATATATAAATCCAGGTGAAAATCTATTGGTAGTTGGTAAAAAAGGAAATAATTCTAACTCCAATGGAACAGTTACGGTTATGTTTGGTGAGGAGTTATTATGAAATCATTTGTAGTATCGTATAGTAAATTAAAAACAATAAAGACACAGCGCAATTTAAGTTATTGTTATATAGAAGACGGATTAATCTATACTATATTTCTTGTTGATAATCCCAAAGATGTTTACTACTATACTAAGTTAATTCAAGATTCCAATACTGACATTGTTGATTTTGAGACTAATATTAAACCAACAGCAATATCATATAATGATTTGCAAGATGGAATTGTTGATCAGTTTATAAAATTTAAACCTTTCACAGGGTTGGGATTAATACGAAGCGTAACTGAAAAAACAGATTCAACTAAAGTATATGCTGTTTCACACAATCTAGGAGATAAATGCACATGGCACCTTAAGAGCTTACAGATTACTGGAGAAACCCTCATTAATTCAGGTGACAATCTAACATTTACAAGTGCTTACCCATATTGGATAGATACCTATAGGGTAACTAGCGATAGTAATTTAGGTAAAAGACCTCAAATATATATAGATGGTGTGCCCCAGATGCAATACAACAGTCAAGATAAGCAAACTAATTCTAATCTAACTATTAATTATGAGAACGGATCTGTATTATTTGATACGCCAACTAGTGCAAATATTACTGCTAATTATTGGTATGCTACCACGAGTGAATGGGAAATCTCTCCTTCTCCTGGTAAGATGCTTGTTATTGATAAAGTTGAGGGACAATTTAGCAATGACATGCAAGTATTTAATGATATTATTTTATTTGAAGTTTATGTTGGGCCATATAAAGTTGGAGGACAGAGGTATAAATCCGCGCAGGATATTCATAATTGGGCTAATGCCCCCTCTATTTCTCCTAAGTTTGGAGAGCTAGTAAGTGATGTCACTGTGTTTCCTTGGAACTATATCTCCACTACCATTCTAAAGTCTTCACTGAATATGAAATTAGTTGTTAGATTGATGGATAATCAACCTTTTACATGGCCTACCTATAATAAAAATAATTTTGCTACTGCAACCTTATATATGTTGTCGGAGGATTTATAATTAAAGTGTCATTATGCTTATGTGGCTGTGGAAAAAACACAAAAAATAATAATAGATTTTTAAATGAATAAATAACTATGGGAGAAATACAAATGCCTAGAAAAAAGAAGCCTAATAAGTTCCTTGCAGCAGCTATGGAAGGAATCCTTCCTGATATAGCTCAAATGACCAAGAAAGACAAAGAAGAATACCTTGCTTCTGTACGTCAAGAAGTATTTGACTTACTAGCTAAATATGGGGTAGGGATTGCCTTAGATTATTCAATAGGTATTAAGCTTAATACACCGATAGAAGGGAGTATAAATTAATTGGATATCACTCTGGTTCTCTCGTCAGGAGGAATTAGAGCCGCAGCACATATCGGTCTACTTACTTATCTCTTAGAACATAATAATATAAATATAAAACACATAGTAGGTTCCTCTGGTGGTGCAGTAATTGGTGGGTTATATGCATCAGGATTATCACCCGCCGAAATTAAAAAGATATTTCTAGATATTAAGAATCCAGGTTTCTTTATAGAATATGATCTATGGTCACTATTTAATGGCACTGGATTGTTTCCTGGTAAGAAGTTACGCAATAAACTTAATCGATTTCTAAAAGACCAATATATGGTCAATATAAAACAAATAGATTTATCCATAGTTACCACTCATGTTCGTACGGGAGATCCAATACTATTTACAACCAGAAATACTTCCCATGCATATATTAATCTAGCAGATCTTATAGCTGCTAGTTCAGCCATACCTGCTATATTCAGGACACGGCCCATTCCTATGTCAGGATATGGTGGTGATCACTTCTATGATGGTGGTATAGCTGATTGCTTACCCATACACTATTGCTACAACGATCAAGTAGATAGAATATTGGTATCGAATGTTGCTTCTGGTGTAGATGAAGATATTGTTCGTGGTAAGATAGATGCTATATTTTCTGCTTACGAATCTCTATGGGATAGTCACATTGACAAATCCATATCTGAAGCACAGTATCTTCTAGAAGATAAGCTCACACTTCTTACCCCTAAGATGAGGGGTGGCACTATCTTTGATGTTAAGCGTATACCTGAATTTATAGAAGCTGGTTATCAGAATGCCAAAGCTGTGCTAGAGCCGCTTTTAGCTATTAAGTAAGTTGATATAGCTAAGCTAGATAAAGCTTTTTAGGTTCTTTGATGGGGTTAATCGTTGCCATGTAGTAGATGGGTTTATTCGTCCACAGGGTCGCTGTGATAACTGGTGGAGTCCATATGGCACAACAGGACGCTAGTCCTATAAAGGAGACGTGAAGGGAAGAATGGAAGAGGGTTTATCTTTGCCAAGTGATGGCAACAGTAGGGGTGTATCTAGTGTTAAGGTCAACAACAAAAAGGATAAAAGAAAAATTACAGATAATTTCCTCTTGGTTCGTAAACCTGGAGAATCAGAAAATGTTTTATTGGACAGCAGGATTCTTCTTTCTTCCTTTAGGATACGACTGGATTCAAATGGGATGCTTTATGATAGGCCTGAGATTGCTTCATCTATCGCCCATGCCCGCGTTTTGGTTTTCAATTGGTTGCTTGTATTGTTTCTCGTTGATTTTCTTCTATCTATATTTTCGCGTAACAAAGAAAATGAAATCTGTGGATGTAGCAAGAGATATAGTGGAAAACCATGTCTTAGATGTAGAGTTAGATTAACTATAAAAGACACAAAAAAACAACTATCTACTATATGTTCTTAACGAGCTATAAATTTCTTAAGTAGGAGTTTGAGTGGCTGATTTTAGTGAAAGCAATCTAATACAAAAGATAATACCAAAGTCTTTTAGTGTAGGTGTTGCTCTAGACAGTAAAATAGAAGTTAAGTTCTTTAGAGCAATGGACCAACTAACCTTTGGTGCTTCTACTTTTATAGTAGAAAAAGAAGGTACAGATATTCGTGTTCCTGGTAGCTTAGCTTACTCTGCTCTAAACAAGACCCTTACCTTTACACCAACAATCAACTTTGACCCAGGTATTACATATCGTATTACTGTAGTTGGACATAACAAGCCTACAACATCTCCTATAGATGGTATTAAAGACATACTTGGTAATGGTATGATGGGCAATTTCTTTTCAACATTTACCACAGATACCTCAGGCATGTTGCCTCAAACAATTCTTCGTTCACCCAGTAATCAAAGCGCCATACAAGTACAACCTACTTTCTCATGGGATGCAATACCAGGGGCAGATCACTATGATATAGAAGTATCTCAAACTAATTCATTTGATGTAATTTACTGGCCATTACCTTCAGATACAATCGACAATACTCTAACTACGGTAATGCCTGATAGACCTTTTGATGTGGATAAGCAATACTTCTGGCGAGTTAGGGGCGTACGTCCATCAACTCAAAAAGGACACTACAGCGATGTCCACACATTCTATATAGGTGAGATAGATTTAAGTAGTATAGCACTAGAAGATAGTGTTAGCACTTCTGCTGCAATATATGGTGGATTTGCACCTATACAAGTTATAGATACTTATCCAAAACCAGATGTATATGATATAGCTCCAGACATAGGAGAGGTATGGATTAAAATAAAAGGCAACTATACCAGTATGTCATTTGATGATTCTAATTTTATAGTAGATGGTATTCCTTTTACAGATGAACCTGAAGGTACACCATATTATGGTGGCCTTAGAGACTTTATATTTCCACCTGATATATTTGAAGTACCTCGTACTCATGTAGATGATGTATCTCCTATAGAAAAAACAGGTATATTAGTCGATCCAGACGCTGTTGTTACAGTTACTTATGATGCCGTTAAAGATGAAACTACTATTAAAAAAACATTTCCTACTACAGCCTTAAAGATTAATAATAAGATTACGGTTACATTAAAGTTCCCTGATGAAGATTTTGAGTGGCACTTTACAACTGTGTTGTTTCCATACTACTCCACACCTAGACTGGTGCGTTCAGTAGCTCCTCTTATACTTAGTCATGCTACAGATGAAGACTTGCTTATGTTAATTAGACAAAATGGATTCTGGGCACAATTCAATGCTATAGACTATTTAACATATAGACAACAGACATTATCATTCTTTATTTTCCCAGTACCATTCTATAACACCATGATATATCAGACATTTGCCCAACCTACGCAATATGCATTTACATACCCAGCTCCTTTTGATTACTTAAATCCTCCATACTATATCAAAGAATATGTACGCCTTAAGTCTGCTAGAGATGCAATTAATGGTGTGTATTTATACTTATTGCGCACATCAGGAGAAGAAAAACACCTAGGGGATTTAACTATTACCGAAGGAAGATTTAGTGGTAGGGATTTCCTAGATATTATTAAACACCTCGATAAACAATTAGCGCAACTTTGGGACAGAATTATGGGTCACACTAGACGTGGCTACGCTCAACCCGTAGTTGGTTTTAGGGGTGGGTTATTTCCATTTGCTTCGCGTTCTAAATTTGGATCACCTGGTCGTTCTAGATACTAAAGGAGCTTCACTTTATAAATGACATTTAAGCAAACAACCTACTTAGGCAGACAAACCCATACCTTAGGTGATATGGTCAACCAAACATCACTCATACAAGCATTTGAAACATCTCGTGGAGGTTTGGGTTTAGATTTACGCCAGAAGATTAATGAAATATTAGATAAGTGGGGACATTACGTTTTAATACGTAGAAATAATAAGAAGCTCCACTGTGATTGTTTTGATTTCCACACACAAGAAAGTGCAGTTAGAGACTGTGCCATATGTGATGGAGAAGGTTACGTTCCTATAATAGAAAAGGTTTTAACACGTAGATGGGATGATTCTATGTCCCCAGATACCATAGAGAATCCAGGTAGAATAGCTAAACACGATAAAGTATTCTACTTCAAACACTGGGTTAATCCAAGTATACAAGACATTATATACGAAGTAACCTGGGTCCCTAGTCCACATAATGGCATACCCAAAAGTATAGTGGAGGTTTACTCAATACACTATTCTCATGCTAATCGAGCTGATAATGGGCGTATAGAGTATTATACCTGTGCATGCAAAGAAGAATACCTTAATAGATCAGTACGTAAGATTAACGTACGTAAGAATAGAAACTTAGTTAATTATACAATCGAGTTTAAAAACAAAGGTAAATAGTTATGCCAGTAAGAGTAGAGTGGATAGCAGATCAGGTTTTAGTTAGAGACGTTAGTATTGGTCAAACAGTTATGTTCTTGGGGGAACTATCTACTAGTGCAATATCCGATCCTTCAGTAATTGGTTCTATATATATCATAGACAGCTTAGAACAAGCGGTACGCCTATTTGGTGATAGTGAGCTATCTAAGGCTATTTGTGAAGCAATAGACTATGGTCCAGGACGCATATACGCTATGGGTATAGATGAAGGCACATTTCATTCAGCCAACTTACCAACACTACTCAATTCATTATTAGACTTTCCTGTGGATATATTGTGTCCCGTACATTGTAATACCGATGATAATATTATTAGGTTATTTGCTAACCATAGTTATGTAAAAGAAAACCTAGGGTACATCACATATACTATTATGCAGGCCCCAGATAACACAGGTATATCTGGTGATTTCCTAATAAGTCCTGGGGGCTTCTTTTTTGGATTAACTGTAGATGATGATGGACCACTAGTTACATTCCCCGTAGTAGATCCTGGTACAGCAGACTATATAGCGTTTCTAGGAGACCACCGCTCTTCTGTTGTAGTGCCTAAAGTAACCAGACAGAATAATCCAGTGGATCTTACTTTCAGAAATCTTAGTGTTGCTAATGTATCAGATCAATTAGTAACTAACCTTATATATATAGGCGATGACATATTTGATCCAGCTAAATATGTAATTATGACAGTAGGCAATCTAGTAATTAATCAGAGTACCGCTGGGCAATACATAAATCACATGGCACACAGCTATGCTGGTCTAGTAGCCTCTTTAACGCCTTCAGTTAGCCCCACAAATAAGAAGTTACTATCTAAGCCTAAAGAACTACTAAGTGCTATTAATCTATCCACCTTGGCCAACTATGGATACACAGCAACGAAGTGGAGTGCATCTAAGGAATCTCTAGTTTACTTAGGAGTTACTGGTACAGAATATGATTATAGGAGTTTTGTTAATCTACGTATTACACAGTATGTTATAAACACAATGAAGTATGCTGTAGAACCAATGATAGGTGAATTATTGAATACAATTAAATTAAATGAGAAAGTACGCAATACTTTAGAGCGTATTAAATCACTAAAATATATTATTGACTATTCTTTTAGAATTGATATAGATAGGTTACGAGGAGAAGCAACCATTATGTTAGATATAGTACCTATATTTGAAGTTACAGCCATACAGGTAGCTCTTAAACTATTATTGAGAGTAGCTTAAAGGGAGTTATAAATGTCACACGCATCAGAGCAACACTTTTATAAGACATCATCACTACACATAGAAACACGTCCTCCCCTACAGAGGTCGCAAGATCGTACTGCTGCTGATTTCACAGGTCTACTAGATCTACTTGCTAAGATAATTGCCATAGATTTTGAAGACCTACAGAAGCCAGTGACTTTTACAGAAAGCGATCCAAAAGATAATAACGCAAAAGATATACCACTACCTATTATTACAATGAAACTAATTAAGGAAGTACCACATGATGGCTCAGGACGTAAGGATTTGAAGCCACGCATACGTGAAATTGTTCCTGATCCCAACTCCAAAGATGATTGGATTCAGGTATGGGGTCAATGGAAGCAAGCTATTATAGAGTTTAGGGTGCATGCTGACACGAATAGGGAATCAAACCTATTGGTTAAGCGATTTAAAGAGTTTATGATTATATATCAAGGTATGATTATGGCTCACGGCGTGCAGCAAATGATATTTCTTTCACAAGAGTCTGATGAAACAGTTAGGCGCAGTGAAGGAGCATCAGAAATACATGTGCGTCCAGTACAATATATGATAGTGTTTGATGAACTAGTTCCGCAATCTGTAGCCAGATTGCGTGAAGTAATTATAAAAACAGGTATATCGGATAAATTGGGAGGAACAGAGAACGAGACTATCTTAACCGATATAGGTGGTATAGATAGATCGCCAATTGTGCCTGCACCATAAGTTAATAAGAAATAATAAGAAGGAGGAAGTCGGTAAATGGCTAACCCAGATATCTTTCCAAACCTACCAGGGTTTGTTGCCGAAGTAAATGACGGTGGTCTTAAATTAATTCCACCGCCTTCAACACTAACACAGGCTGTTGTATTAATTGGAACATCAGAGGATGGACCGTTACTTACTCCAGTTAGATTAACTAGCTTAGAGTTTGGAGACCAGGTTTTTGGTTTACCAAGAACTACAATGACCAAGCGCGAAAAATCAAAAGCCCTTACACTCCATATGAATGAAACCTATATGGCTGGTTGTACGGATATTTGGCTTATGCGTGCTACAGGAACATTCGCTGAACTTACACTTGCTTCATCTACTATTGGTAATCCAACACCATTACTTGCTCAATCAGTATATCCTGGTGAAAGATACAATACAATAGAAGTAGAGGTAACTGCTACACAATTAAAGATTACACCGTTTAAGAAATTAGTAGTTGGTGGCGTATTAACCTTCGTGTTAGATGCTGCCAATACACAAACGTTTACTTTATCTGATTATGTTTACTGGTCAGATCTTACAGACGCTGTAGACAGAAAAGCATTTTTAGCCAAAGCACGTTTAATCGCTACTAACCCTGGCGAAACCATTATTTCTGCCCCATTAGATATTATGGCATCAACAGTACTATCAGGTGGTTCTAACCAATTAGATGTTACAGATGTAGATTACAGAGATGCTTTAGTTCAAGCCTATAAGAACTTAGAAGACTTTGCAGATGTTGATTACGTAGTGCCTCTTGGTGCATATGTAGGTCCAAGTGCTAATGGTGACGATCTTAGAAACGCAAGGAATCTTGCTCTCTTCTGCTTCAGAGCTAGTGGACGAAACAATGAATTAATGGGTGCACTATCTATGGACCCGCTAGAGAACCCTACTCTTCAACGTATCACAGATAGAGCAGATTTACTATCAACATTAGATTTTAATATGGATGCTACGGATGATTATACTACAACAGCTACTCCAACTCCATCTGAACTTCTAGATCCAGAATCAGGCAATACATTTCATATGGGGTTCTACATAAGCTTACTTGAAGGAAGACAATCATACAGACTGCGTAATTTTGGAGAAACACTATCTACATCAGAAGCTGCATATGCAGGATTACTTGCTAGTATGTTGCTAAGTAGTGGTTCCACACGAAAACCTATTCGGAACTCTCGTGGATTACACTTTCACTATGGAGCACATAATGCCAATAAGATAGCAACAGCTCGTATAGTTACATTCCAGAGTACGTCAGGTAATCCTTCTGTTGTAGATGGCGTAACATATGGACTGTGGGATCCTACAGGTGTAGGTTTTACTTCCGACTACCATAATGCTTCTACTCTACGTATTACACAAGTTACAGTTGGTATGGTAAGGCGTGTATGCGAACCATTTATTGGCGAAGTATTTAATAATATACAAAAGAATGCAATGGCAACAAATATAGAAGGGGTTTTAAACTCCCTGAAAGACGCTGGTGTATTAGAGGATTTCGAGTTTGAAATCATACAATCCATTAATGATAAGATTCTAGGACAATGTTTTATCGACCTTATCTTAGTACCAGCGCTTGAACTTAAGAAAATACGCGCAAGAGTATCCTTAAGACCAGTAATCGTTAGACAATCGTAAGAGGAGGAGTAGTCAATGGCAAACATTGCGTTACAAGATGCGGCTACTGGTACCTATACATCATATTCGGGTGCTGATGCAGTAGCTTCGTTTAATGGTGTGGTTATAGCTAATTTACAAAGCGTAACGGTTTCTACTAACCGTGAAAAGGGACCAGTATTCGTTATGGGTTCACCAGATCCAGTTTCCTTCACAAGAGGTAAGCGTGGAATAGCTGGAACATTAGTATTTGTTACATTTGATAGGGATGCATTAATGAGTGAGGTACTTGGTGCTATAGATAAAGATCTTGTACCTGGATTTACAGCAGCTGGTAATATAGCTGCATATACCTCACTACGCAACAATGTTCCTGAGTTTAATAGAATATATAGTATAGATGATTATACTCGTGTTAACCAGCAAGCAGCTAATGCTCAGAAGGATTTTGTTGGAAATCCATTTGTTCAACTAGAGTATAACTACGCCGACCAATTACCTCCGCTTGATATTACCATTACTTTTGCTAATGAATATGGTGCGGCTTCTTATATGACAATATATAAGATGGAAATCTTAAATAATGGCACAGGTATATCTATCGACGATCTTCAAATCAATCAAGCATACACATATGTTGCTCGTGGTATTGATCGAATGAGACCTGGGTTTAAAACAGCTGGTAAGGGTAGGGTTGGTAATCTTATCGAAGTCCATGGTGCTAAACAACCTAGCGGTATTGATATGCTCAATAACCTAACCCATTCAAGACTTCCCTTAACTTCACCTCAGTCATCTCAGTTCAGTAATAATAGCCTCGGATAATAGGTAATATAAATTACAGGGAAGGAGCGGGATATTATCCCGCTCCTTCTATTATACTACTTAGATAAGTAGTATAGTGCACACCTAAGAACTTATTAGCTAAGCCTAGCTAAGTAACTATTCCCCTAAGGAGCTTATATGGCAAGTGGTTCTCTTAGCCAACAAACCAGATTCTATAACAGTAAAGATGCTATGTATAAGGCTATTGGCAATTACTCGTCTTTTGCTGGTGTTGATATGGTGGCATCTATTACTATTCCTCTACGTAGTCAGGAATTAGAAATTAAAGGTATTCCTGCTGGTAAGGCTAGTGGAAAGACCTATATCATAGGTAATCTACAAACACTATCTATTTCTACACATACAGATAAGATACCTGTTCGCGCATTAGGCTTTAGAAGTCCAAAGGGATTTACTAGTGGGCATCGCACCTACGCAGGCACGTTAATTTTTGCCGTATTTGATAAATATGCTCTGCATGATATTCGTCAAGAATTACTTAATATGTGGAATACAAAGTCGGTTTATTATCCTAAAAGTGTAATTACACCACCTAATTATCTTATGGCAGATTCACTACCCCCATTTGATATTACCATGACAGTAGCTAATGAATACGGGCAGATGTGTACGGCTACGATTAAGGGTATTACAATAGTAGATGATGGCATGACAATATCCATAGATGATTTAATGACAGAGCAAACTATGACCTACCAGGCACTTGCATATAAACCACTTATACCCATATATATTAATCCAGGCAATACTATATTTACAGATAAAACAGTCGATATACCTAGCACGGGTGGTATAGCCTAATGGCTATCGAATATAATCCCATACCCATAAGTAGAGCATATCCCGCTCAGTATTTCTCAGGTGCGGATGTAGCTATCTTCCTTAACGATCAATGGGTAAGTGATGTGGTTAACTTACAATTTTCACTAGAAGAACAGCTACAACCAATCTATGGACATGCGGATTATATAGCGAATAGAATCATACGCGGTACTAGATTGGTGCGTGGTACGTTTCACATCAATTTAAGAGGAGCACTATACTTACATGAATATCTTTATAACTACGGTAAGAGCTTCCCAGAACCATCTAGTTATATTAATGATCTAGGTAATGATTTAACCAGCATAGCAAATGAATCCACCAACATATATGATTTAAACACTAGTGCTAGTAGTGCTTTTGATGGACCAGTAGATGTAGACTTCCAAGACTTCTTAGATAGACAACGCGGAAGATATTGGTCGGTATCTCAAGGTTCAACTACTAACTTACAACAATTTGCAAGACAAACACCCTACTTCCAAGATATTCAAGAAGACGATCCCAAATCCATACAATTTCCACCACTACATATTTTTATTACATATGGATATAGGGAAGATACTAGTAATCTACATAATGATATCAATAACAGATTTGCCGATGTTAGATCAATAGACTATATCTATCCTATGTCAGTACAGCAAGTTACTGACATAACAGGACAACCTATTATGGAACAATTTACTTTTCTTGCTAAAGATATTAATCTGCGAGCTCGTATACCTGATGAGCGTAAGCGACAGAATAATATTTCCTTCCCCGAACCATAACTATATATTTGCATAATATTCTTTAGTAATGCTATAATAAGATAGGCAAAGCCTATTAGAATCTTATTTGTTTTAAAAGGAGAATCATATGTCAGAAGATACTACTGTAATAGAGCAGGTTCCTCAAGTTGTTCCAGAACCTAAGAAGTATTACAATGAAGCTGGACAGGAGGTTTTGTTTCCAGGAGGTCCAACTATTGCTCAGAGAGATTATTGGAAACAAGTACATACTAATATCTATGCTACGGATTTTATGGATGAGGTTATAATCTGGCGTGGTATTAACCGAGCTGAATATAAGAGATTGTTTAGTGAGAATTCTGGGACAGATGAATTATTATTTGAAGAGATATTGACTTCAAAAGTGATTTTATGGCCAGCTATTACTCAAACAGATCTAATTGGTAAAAAAGCAGGTATACCTGGTACGATAGTTAAACAATTACTAGAGGTCTCAGGTTTTAATGCGCCACCCCCAATCCCACTTTAATACTTAATTAAAATAATATGTAATGATTACTCCCGAACAGATCCTTAATTGGAAACTTGAATATAGAGGGATCTACCAAGTTAAAATTCTACAATGGAATTTTATTTTTAGATCTCTTAAGCTATTTGAGCAACAAGCTCTTATGGGATTTACTAATGAGTGTGAACGAGAAGAGTTACTATGTAAGTTATGTATTTTATACCCAAAAGATATAGATTTACTAGAGCTTCCTATGGGAGTTGCTTCAGGGTTATCAGAAGCAATACTTACAGCATCAGGATGGGGACCTAAAGCAACTAGTTTGCTTTGTGCCTATAGAGATGAGCTAGAAGCTAACGGTTCATTTCAAGATAAGATAGAAGCTATAGTTGCTAGATACTTTGTAATGCCATTGTGGGAAATAAAAAAGATGTCTATGCAAGAGCTATTATATCATTATAGCCGTGCAGAGTGGATGCATGAGAACCTAGTGCTCAATCCAGTACAACTCAAACCCCCTCCAACAGCTGAAGATATATATCGTAGACGAATCAGATCTGAAGTCAATAATCCATCACCTCGCAGTAGAGATCAGGAACGCGAAGCAATCATCCAAAAGATGTTTGGAGCTAACAACATAGGGCCATGACCATGTTTAAAGAATATGGGGTCTATCGAGACCCAGATGCAGAAGAGCGCAGAAGCGCTCTTCTTAAATGGAGTATGGGTGGGCTCCTCCTAGCAGGAGGAGCTGCTTTATTGTTGCGGGGAAGATCAGCTGCAGTAACTAAGCAATTTACTACTGAGATCTTGGAGCAAGGTGGCAAACTACGATATGGTCCTTCAACTAGGGCTGCTACCGAGGCTATCAGACGCGGTATACAAGAAGCATCTGAGCGTCCACTGAGTCTTCTTGAATCTCTAAGATATCAAGCACTCAAACATCCATTTATTCAAAAAGCTACAACTGTTCTAGAGGAAACATGGCCAGGACATATCCTATCTGGTATGGTTGGCTTGCGTCATGCAGTACAGGAAGCACAAACTCCCTTTGTAGTTAATCTTAGTAAGGCAGTAAGACATCCTTCTCTCCGCTTCTTAAGTAAAAATGTAGACGAAGAACTTATCTATATTAGGGGTGCTATATATGGTACTCGTAGCAAAGAGGTTCTTGGTAAGGGCTTTAAACTAACTCGTGGTGGTTTCGTAGGTGCAACATCTACTGAGGAACAATTTACTGGCACCTATTCTAAAGAATTTAGTGTTCTATTTAGTCAGGCTGTACCTGAATTATCTGATTTTACTTTCCAACAACAAGTTAAACAACATGGATTCTGGAAGAATCTAATACATGGGACGGATTATTTTGAACGTTCTAAGATTAATCAATGGTCAACTATACGTGAACGCTTCACTGGTCAACAGTCCATCTGGGAAGATGTAAGAGGATTAGGTAAAGAGCTATGGAAAGCTAGAGCATACCCAGGGGAAGTTAGTGATATATCCTTAGGCTTTATGCGTACGGCCATAAAGCTAAATGAACAAGTACGCCAAGCCCTTCCGTTTGGTAAGTACCTAGCTTTAGGCGAAGGAGCAATGTCTTCGCCTGCTGACTTTGTACTTAATGTAGTATTTGGCCGCGTTGCTCCTCTAGCTCTAGGAGCATTTTATCTAAACTATTTAAACACTAAATCTAGAGATGTATTTGGTACGTCTCCATATGATGTATTAGCAGAAGGATATAAGCATGCTAATTTAGGATTAGCATGGCTCAAGGACATTACAGGAATAACCCCCTTTGTTAAACGCTTACATTCTATTGCTCCAGAATTAACATCTCTTGTAGCACATCCATTTGTAGATCAACCCGTAGGCTTAAGCAGGGATGAACTAGAAGAGTATTACGAGAAAGGTAGGGAACCTGTACGTAAGGGTAGATGGTGGGCAGCTATGTCGCCTGAGCTCTTCAGAGGTGGGAGAATAGAATCATATCAATCTCCATGGGTACGTAGAGCTCATGAACATCCAAGAGAGGCTTTCTTCCCTCCTAGTGAATATTATAAATATGCCAGTCTACCAACATTAGAAAATTTAGGAATACCACTACCTCATTATCTAGATCCTTATCACTGGGAAAAGAAGTTTTATGAATCTAGACCCACACCTCTTACTGCTCCATTAGTAGAATCAACAGCTTTCTATGGACCAATAGTTAATGCTACCATAGGACAACTTATTAAACCCGTACGTCCTATGCATGTTAATGAACTTAAGGAGTATTTTAATACCCTTGCGGAACAAAACGAAACTACTCGTAAGGTTAGGGATGAGGACTTATATGGGTATGTAACCCCTGGTGGTCAGGTACAAGTTACACAATTACAACCAACACCTACGGGAGCAGGTCCAACAAAACCCATACCTACAACAAGCGGACACGTCACAGATCAATTAGCTGACATCAATCTAAATATACGTCAAGCTGGTGCAAGAGCAGTGGCACCCATACCCGAACAACAAGGAACTACTCCTAGATATGTATCCAGAGAACGTGTTTTAGATGCTCTAGCGCAAGCTAATGAAGGCACACGTTCAGGTAGGGTATTAGATGAGGGAGTACTTGAGAACCTAAGACCCCTATCTGAAGTCACAGATATTAATCAATTAACACCAGATATTATAGATCAACTAATTCATCCCGCAGGGATAGGTGTACAGTTTGCTAGAGAACAGGAGTCTATAGCGGATATATTTGGTCTTCGTGGATACATAGGTAAGACCTTAGTTGGCAATAAGACATTAGAGCAATATAGATTGGCTCAACCAGAATACACTTCATTAGAGCGTTATCTTTATCGAGATCTAAACATAGGTGGTTTCTCTCCTGATTTACCTGTAATGGGAGAGCTTTCTGAAATATTTAGACGAGCACTTAGTAGGCGAGGATATGAAGAACGTGCCAAGGAAATTAATCCACTACTAAATACACAACCAAGCTGGCTACCTGGAACTGGTAGTATTGAGCCAGATTACTTTATCAACTTCCATCGAGCGGATCCTTATTCAGCCCTGCCAAGGGGTGAGGCTAGGTTACCTGGACCAGGATATGCTTCTATCCATGGATTGCCTCAAGATATATCAATGGAACAATATCCTCTTATGGATAGGTTAGAGATATTAGCTGATGTTGCTCCATATTCTAAAACATTTAAGTCATATTTAGATTATGCTACGCATGTATTAGAACCAACAGGATTACAAGGACAAGATAGAATAAACATAGAGAATGCAAGAACTAGGATAGCTGCTATACGTAAAGAAGTTGCAAAACGTAAGAAGCGTTATAATTTTGCACCATATAGATTTAGGTATGCTGGTGATGTTGAAGAACATACATTAACTGTTAAATCGATTATAGATTCACAAACAATACTTACAGAAGAATTAGCTAATCCCATTAGATTAGCGGGAATACGTGCGGCTATAGGTAAGGACAAGGAAGGATTACAGGCGTTAGAGATTACTCAACAGTTTGCTCCAATAGGCGGTAAGATAAAAGTAATACTTAATAAAGATCCGCTTATTCAAGTAGCAGACGATACACTACAAACTATGCATGCTGTTGTATTTGACGAGCAAGGTAGAAAATTACAGCAAGCCCTATTGGATGCAGGAGTAGCTAAGGAGAAGGTAACCGACTACTCACCAACAGGCATACAAGCCAGATTTAGTGGAATGGAAATAGGTCTAGGTAAATCACTTGAGTGGTTTTCGCATATGACCATACCCATACCAATTGTGGGTACAATTAAGCAAAAATTTCTACAGACAGATTCAGCGCTAGAATACTATAGAAGACGAATGGTATATGGTGCTAACTTCTATAACTGGACAAATCCATTAGGTATTATAGGTCAAGCAATACAAGGCTGGGCAGCAGAAAGTCCTATACATGGATTAATAGGCGGAGCTACTTTGGGTTTATTCTTAGGACGTACAGGTCCCGTTGCTGCCAAGTACTTGGAGCAAAGAACGCTCTCTACATTAGAGCGGTGGTATGTACGCATGGGTAGGTCTAAGGGTGTATTAGGTGCTATCGGAGGTATAGCTGGGTTATCGTATAGCTTATATCTTAAGGCTACTCACGCCATACCTGGTAAACTACAACATAGAAGAGATACGGAAGAATACTTTGATATACTTAGATATATGAAATATCAGAGATTATATGGAGCTGCCATAAGTAATATTAAAGATACCACAGGAATAGATGTAGATAGATTACTTAACTTATTAGAAGGACAGGGTGAAGCTCGTAAGAATGAGCAACGTAGACTAACCTCTCATAAACGACATTTTCTTAGGCGTGGACTCCATGGTTCTCATCTATTAGAGCTTCTTAAAACAGAACGAGAACTTCAACAACTAACAGCTAAGTCAGAAAAAACTAAAGAAGATAAACATCATATTAAACAGTTGCGGAAAATCCGCAAGCGTATAGCCAGTAAAGATAAGCACTTGAGAGAACACATATCACGTAAATACACTAAACGCTTAGGCGATCTTAGTAAAGAAACACAAGTTATACCTCTAACAGAAGAGATAGCTAGAGCGATACAGTATAGAGATCTAGCTAAGACAACTCTATATGGTGTAGATCCTCATGGCGCAATGCTGGATATATTTAGAGCTATTCCTTCTCGTGAACGAGAGTTCATGGTTGAATTCATGAAAGCTCCTCCCAAGGAACGGTCAGAAATACTCAACTTAGTACCTCACAATATGCGACGAGTACTTGAGGCTAAGTGGAGGATGCCCATAGAGGATCGCCCAGATTTAGAAGAGTACTTCAAAAATCATTTTCTACCTCCCCCAGACTGGCATGGTTGGAGTCCTGATGCTAATCTAGAAGACTATAAGATAAAGGTTATGAAGAATGAAGGATTAGATATGGCAGAGATGGGATATTATGGTCCTCGTGTAGAAGCAGCAGAGCGACAAGGCGTACTTGATATACAACCCTTTGTTCCTAGAGACGGCGGACATTTAAAAGATTACTTACATCACATACTTGGAGGGCAGGGTTTAGAAAATCTATTTATTACCGTAGAAGATACACCCAGTGAAAATCCAGATATACAAATAGATATGAGAGTTAAGCACGAACGAGAAGATCAAATACGTGAGTTCATCCGCAAAGATGGACATATGTTACTTAGGTAGGAGTTAGTTAAATAAAATGGCATTTGGACCCTTTCCAATTAATCACGGAGAAGAGAGCGCAAGAGAATCTCTTCACATAGCTAGGTCAGTTAGTAATCCTGCGTGGAGCGAGCATCTTCACAACCAAACCACTAGATCTAGTAATCTTATACTAGATCCATTTACAGGAGAGAATATTCTTATTGCTCCTCTTACTAATCAGACCTACACAACACACAAAGAAATCCAACGAGCACTATCTACCTCATTAAGCACACCATCCTATTTTGGACAGTATCTCCATACACCACATAATGTAAGCATTAGATCTAAGATCAGTAAAATGATTAGTTTGGGTCATATAGGTGGTACAGGTGGTCCACAATTACCAACTATTAGATTTACCGCTTCTGCTTATCACGAAGGATTAACTGGTCTTCCTGTAAAGACATCACTACCAACTATTATACCTCCTTCTGGTTCTTGGCAAACACAGCTAGAAAACATGACTAGAACTGAAAAATGGAAGCTATGGCAAGACGTAACAGGTGCAATGCCTAGTGGAGGATATACACTAGATCAAATTAAACAACTTCAGGCAAATCTTTTTCACCGAGAATTATCTGTTCAGGAATTCTTGCAAGCATATCAACAAATAGAAAAGACATCTACCAAAGATGTAGTCATAAAAACTAAGCAATTACTTAAGGCTTCTTTTGGTGCTAATATATCCTTACCTAATACTATCAAAGATATATATACTATGGAACAACATATCTT